TCAGGAATGTAAACTGAAAGGTGAATCTCGCCGTCAACAGTACCTTGGGACATTGCTTTTAGCTTTTCTTCCGCTTCTTCGAATGAATGGGCGTAAACATCTGTCGCCCACCTTTTGCCGTCGAAGTAATAAGAAATCGCATAGCGTTTCATTTCATCTTGCATAAGGAATTACCTATATGTATTTTCAAATATTTAAAGGTGTAAATAATCAGTGGTATTGGCGACTAAAAGCCGCTAATCACGAAATCATTGCCGTTAGTGAAGGTTATACAACCAAACAGAACTGCCTACATTGCATTCATCTTGTTATGGACACTAATCGCAATACACCAATTTATGAATCTTAGTAACCTAGCCCTGTTTATCGGGGCTTTTTTTCATCACAATTTTTAAAGAGCGTTGAGATATTGGTTATGTGTATCTCGTTTTGATGTGATTATTATCACACTTTGAAATAATTAATCAATACATTGTGTGATTTATTTATATAAAAATATTTCGTTTTGTGATTATATTGTTGATTTCTAAAGAAATAAATTTTTTGAAATAGTGTTTGATTGCTTATTTTTTAATCGATTGAAAAGCAAAGTTTGTGTTTTGTGGTGTGTTTTTAAGATTTTTGCGATGCTGATCGCAAATTTTGGTAGCGATAGTTGGTTTAAATTGAGGTTGGTTTATTATGCCACTGCCGATAAGGAGGGCAATTATGAAAAAAGAGTTTAAAAAATGGCTAATCTCTCTGAATTGCGAAGGGATTAATAGCTTAGGGATTAATGAGATAGTGTCGCGCGTAGATGAAGAGTTGAGGATTGTGCGCGCTAATGAGCAGGAGAGGATTGTGCTGGAGGAGTTGATTGCAGCGTTTAATGAGTATAAAAAAACCGCCAGTTAGGCGGTTTATTGTGATTGATATGTCTCCGACATCAGATGAAGCCACGTTAGTGCACGGTTTAAAAATTTGCACTATAGGACAGATTCACCCGCTGCTTTTAATATGTGGGATACATATCGGCTTTTGGCGTCGGAATCTTCCAAATTAATTAAGTCGTTTGCATAACTAGACAACAAGTTAAGCTGTTGACGATTTTTTCTCTCTTCTTCCGCAGAAAGGGAATAAACTAAGAAAGAATGTACTTGCTCAAGGTTATTTTTTGCTTCGGAAATAGTTAATGCTTTTAAAGCTGAACGCTCTAAATTTTTCTTAATATTATCAGAACTGAATTCAATTGTTTCAGTTAAATGATAAATACTATTTTTTAAAAGCATATCCGCCCTTAGTCCTTTTTCATTTTCAATAGGATAATTCAATATTAATTTATGATTAGAAATATCTGATAAATTATCACTAATTAAATTATCATAATGAACAAATAAGTTCTTAACTTGAGTAATTATACGGGGTGTTCTTGGTTTCAGTTGTTTCGCCAACATTGGTGGCTCGACCAGTCTTGCTAGCATTTCTGATACTTTATACTGATACTGTTCAGCAGTATCAATGTAAAAATACCCACTTTTTTCTAATCTCATTGAACCATTTGAGAAAATGGTAAGAATATCCTCTTTTTTCATATTTAATGATATTTCAGTGAGATTAAAGGCAAACTTATTTAAGTCCTCTATTTCTAGATTATTTGTCACTGTTTTTAGTTTCTGGCGATCTTTAAGCATGAAGACATCTACAAAGTTTTCTTTAAATATTGCAATACCAACATTTATAACTTCATTTTTTATTTTATCAGCAGTTAGGCGAATCAAACTGTAATCATATTTAATCATACTAACTCCATTTTCTTTATCTTGTTAATTCTTTTGAGCTTATCTTCACTATTCCACCAAGCAATGAATTTATCTTTTTCATCTCTCGTCATCCATACATCCGGGATAGAGTACATAACTTCTTTTATTTTATCATTGTCAATATTAAGCAATTTATCTAGCTGATTTTTAGCCAATTCTATATAGTCAGAGCGATTTTTAACATAGTTTTGGTTATTTTGTTTCAATTGACTGTCAATAATACCCATGATTCTTTTGGTTTTGCAATTGGTCTGACTGATGTAAGGTTCGCTATAAGGGTAGCCGACGAATGAGAAACTTGAAAATCCAAAGTCAAAAGGCTTTAATTGAGTATAATTAAAATTTTGGCTTCTAATAATTAAATAATTTCCTAAATGTCTGTCTATATTGAAGAAAAAACAATCAAAAGCGTATATAGTCCACAGCTGAACGAAGAATAAATCAATAACATCACCCGTTGGATTGAAAAATATCTTCTTTAATTCCATTTCGTCTTTTGTGGAATGCCCTTGATCGATGCTTGACCCAAAATATAAGTTATCTTCTTCGTCAATCAATATACGATACTGGGGGGTTGGTAGTCCACACAATCTAGCTACTTTATAACAAAATAATTCAGACACAGGAGACATCTCTTTTAGGATTTTGCGATTAACACCAGACTCAATTGCCAATATGTCTTCATTACTCCCATCATTGGTTCCTTTTATTACATACTCTCCACCGTCACCGGCTAACGCAACCTTAGATGCTTGAACCGTTTGAGAATTAAACGGAACTACCATGACAATATTAAGAGGAGTATCAATAAAAATATCTTGTTGTTCCTGTTCTATTATAAATGGAGTTTCTTGCTTTCCAAATAATTTGAGATGATTTCCTAGTTTATTAATGATTCCCATATTTATACCTTTTCCTAGTTATAATACTGATATGTGAGTTATGTGGTCGATTACAACCCGTTAAATTCACATTACCACGCCGAGCTATAACGTTTCTACACGTTCCCTTGCCACACCAATAATGCGGATTTCTTGGTCGAGTGAGCTTAATGTTGGGAACATTGGATTAAGCGGAACAAGCTCAAAGTGCGGTATGCCTTCTGGTGTTCTTATACCAAGTTCTTTGTATTGTTTAAATGTCGCCTCGTTGTCGCCATTGATTGCCGCCACAAATTTTCCTGGCGTTGGCACAATATCAGGATCGATTAAAACCAGATCGCCCTCGTTGAATCGGGGGAGCATAGATTTCCCTTCAATTCGTAAATAAAAGGAGTTTTCAGAGGCTATGACTGTGCTTGGGATCATCTCGTAACCGTCAAACCCTTCAAGCGATTTAATATCTGTCCATAGTCCTGCTTGGATTGGGCTTAGCAAAGGGTAGGATATTTGCTTTTCGATTTTCTCAATAGAGGCATTCTTATCGCCATAAGTCAGCCATTCTTTTGTTACACCCAAAAAATCAGCTAATACATAAATATTTGCTTGAGTTGGCAATGTCTCCGCATTGAACCATTTACTCACGGCTTTTGGCGTAATTTTCAGTATATCTGCAATAACTTTTCCCCTGCCTTTTTCTGGCAAGTTCTTTCTTTTGCACGCAATGTCTAGCCGTGCAGCAAAGTCCTGTTTAATTTTTTCTTCAGTAATCATTTTTTCACCTTTGAACTAACGGTTCAATTATAAATAAAACTTGAAGTACTTTCAGTTCTGATTTAAGATGTACTTAAAGTTCATTTAAAGAGATTATATATGGGAAATTTAAAACATATTATTGACTCTTTGGGTGCAGCTAAAGTGGCAGATTTATGTGGGCTTTCTGTTCGAGCTGTTTACAAATGGCGCACATCAAATTCTCTACCAAGAACTGAATATACAGGTGAAACCAGATATTCCGAGATTCTATCTCAAGCCTTGGGCGGTTCTGTCTCTGCGGAAGAAATTCGACACTTTAGCAAACCTATTAAGTCAGGCTCTGCGATTATCGCATGACTGTAATTTACCAACACCAACAGAAAAGAAAACCATAAAAACAAGGCAAAAATTATGGCAATGAAGAAAGTCATTATGGAAATGATTGAGAAGATACCTGGCGGCAAAAGTGCGGTTGCAGGATTTTTAGGTTTTACTGAAAGCGAATTGAACAATCGTCTTTATCAAACAAAGGGTCAGCGATTCAAAAATGAAGAATTAATTGCGATTCAGCAAGAATATGGCTGCACGCAATTTATTGATGAACTATGCCGTTTGGCTGGTGGGCGTTTTGTACCTGATGTAGCAGAGAATGAATTAGACAAGGTTGAGCTTGCTAATTTACAACTGCACGAGCTTTCCGCACGAGGCTTGTTATTTGCTGCATTAGAAACAGCGTTAGAAGACGGCGAAATCACTTCGAAAGAAGAAGACAAAATACGTCAAGCATTGAGTAAACATTTGGCAGCGACGCAACATTCGATTGAATGTGCGATTGTGTTACACAAGAAATAAAAAAAGCCACGAGGAGATTTCGTGGCTAATTCATTAAGGAATATACAGATGAATCAATTATTAACGATTACGAAAGAAAACGCAAGTACTTTGACGATGAGTAGTCGGGAAATTGCGGAGATTACACATAAAGAACACAAAAATGTATTACGTGTTATTCGTGATTTGATTGAACAAAATTTAGTCGCTCAAATTGAGCCACTAAAATTTGAGTATAGAAATCAATGGTTTGATTATTACGAGTTAAACAAGCGAGATACGTTTGTTGTTGTCGCTCGCTTATCGCCCGAATTTACCGCCGCTGTGGTCGATCGCTGGCAAGAGCTGGAAAACCAACAAAAACCAACCGCACTTATTCCGCAATCTTTTTCTGAGGCGTTGATGTTAGCCGCTCAGTTACAAGCAGAAAAAGAGCGTAATGCGCCTAAAGTCGCTTTTGTTGATCACTATGTGGAAGTGG